CGCGAGGTGTATGTGAATATGTTAGCAGCTCATCTTCAAAAAGAGAGAGATCGCATCGCTGAACAAAACCGACGCTAATGGACACAACAGCAATCACCAATTTTTTAAAGAATGCATCAAAGAATCTTGTTGCAGGAATAGCTGGTGCTGTCACAAGTACAGATGAAGTAAGAGTAGTTCCTGCCATAGCACCTATACCCATAGATGATGTGAACACATCATATGGTGCACCAGAAGCAATAGAAAGACCTAAAAAAGAAGAGGGCAAAGAGCAACGTAAGTACGAAGATATAGTAGAAGAGAGAATAAAAGAGATAGCATTTAAAAAAAGTATGCCATATACACCAGAAGTGGCATTACAAAAGGGTGGTATTGTAAAACGTGAGACTATTGCAAAAGTTGGAGAGAAAGAACCAGAGGTAGTAACTCCTGTTAAAAACTATGGTGAGTCTGTAGAACTTGTATACAAACAGGGTGCAGCATTAATCATAAGTTCTTCTCTTGGTTTCTTAAAAACATTACCTCCATCTCCTGCAAAGGCTAGTGTTATAGCAGAAGCAAACAGATTAAAAAGTATTTTTGGTATTGTTGAGACACCAAAACCACAGAAGACAATAGGATTAAAAGCACCTTTAGTATGGTGGGGAGGAAAATCAGCAGCAAAGACTGGTGCTATGCCCACTCAAAAAGCAGCAGAAGGTGGTGGTAAAAAAGGTGGATTTGGAATGAATTTACTACGAACTTTTAGAAATATAAAAAATCTAGGCAAGAAGTTAAAGATAGGAAAGAGATTTAAGAATTTAAAACTAGGTAAAAAGGTAAGAAATATTGTAGCTGGTGGTAAGAAGGCAACAAAAGGTGTCGCTAAGGTTGCTAAATCTGGTGGTAAATTACTAAAAGGTGCAAGTAAAGCAGGAAAAGCACTGTTAAAGAAAGGTGCAAAGAAAGTTGCTGCTAAAGTTGGTGGTAAAGCAATAGCAAAAGTGGGTGCAAAGGCACTAGGTAAAGGATTACTAAAAAAGATACCTTTTGTTGGTATGGGTGCAGGACTATTATTTGCAGGACAACGTTTGATGTCGGGTGATTTTAAAGGTGCAATGCTTGAAGCAGCATCTGGTATAGCATCTACGATACCTGGCGTAGGAACTGCTGTGTCAGTAGGACTTGATGCTGCACTTGCTGCTAAAGACATGGGCGTATTGCCAGGTCAAAAGCAAGCAGAAGAACAACAATCTGGTCTACAGGCACCTGATCCTACAAAGGACATGTATGGTCGACCTATTGTATTGAACCCACCAACTATGAAAGCATGGACAAAGGCAGTTAATCGTGCAGCAAAAGATGGTATAAACTTGCCTATGAGTGTGACATCTTCATATAGAAGTCCAGAGCAACAACAAGCATTAGTCGACGCAGCTGAAGCGGGCGATGAGAATGTTATTAATCCTGCACAACCTGGCAAATCACCACATGGTCAAGGTTGGGCAATTGATATTGATTACACATCCAAAGCAAACGAATGGATGAGAGATAAAGGTAAGAAGTTTGGTTTCCAGTGGCAAGGAGAGAAAGATCCTGTGCATTTTGATTTTATAAACAATGATGATAATGATAAATGGTTACGACCTGGCAAAAATAAATGGATACCTAATATTGATGATCCTGTTGGTGATCCATCATCAGGTGAGCAGAAGTCAGGAGGATCTCCACAAAAAGCAGACATCTCAAGTATTACTGCACCTGGCACAATGCCAGAGTCAGTATCAACTCTGAACAATGAACCAGTGACACAGGGAGTAACAAACATAGCAGGAAATATAGTTCCTAACCCAAAAGTTGTTCCTGTGCCACAACAACCACAAATAATTACAGTTCCTTATGATATGCAGGGTAAAGAAAGAGAAGAGTATATTCAAAATTCATTGACTCTTATAGATCCTTATGGTAAAGGAGTCAAATACGAAGTGTGGGATGAATACTAATGAAAGCATTACCTCCAGCTATGTCGAAACAGGGTGTTGGACTTTCTAAGTTCATCGCTAATCCTAGTGCCATCACAAAGGCAATGGATCTCCCTGCGTCTAAACAAACAGTTGATGTATCTGCCACTGATGTAACATCTAAACCTACTATAAAACCAAAGGTAGAACCACAACAAAATCTTGTACCAGATCCAGTAGCAGCAATGGGTGTGGATCCTAAAACTGGAGATTACTTATCAAAAGAAGATAGAATAAAACAATTTAAAGAACGCAGAGCAAAGAGAGCAATGGGAATAGATCCTGACCTACCAGAGGCGGGAGAAATATCAAAGGTTGACAAGTTAGAGGATGCAGGAGTAGGTGAGGATCAAGTCAAAGAGAAAGTAAAGAAAGATTTAGATGATGAGTTTGAAATGGATCCTAAAATGAAGAAAGCATTTATGGATGCCTTAGCACTTCCTGCTAAGTCTGCTGCTGTTGCAATGACAGATTTATTAGAGAAGATTCCTGCACCAAGTAAGGAAGCATCTAAAATATTAAACAGAAACATATCTAAGATATCTCAGTCATTCAAGTTAGGTGCTGCTAGTGCTGAAGTTGCTAATGATGAGGCAGATAATGATAATAAAGAAGAGAAAGGTGGATCAGTTATTGGTGGTCTCCTTGCTAAAGCAATTAACTTTGTTAAAGGTAAAGTTGGCGGTGGTGGAGGAGAAGAAGGTGCACCAGAACAGAGCAGTGCTATGGTTCCAAGTCCTGGCGGTGCATTAGTGGGAGATCCTACAGAGGGAAGACGTGCACCATATACAGGAACTGCTGATGGTATAGGTCTTGGTGATGGTGGATCAGGAACCAGAGCAATGCAACCTATCAAAAAACGTAAGAGTCTTGCTAGGAAATTATTTAACCTCACACCTATGGGTATGGCATTTAATGCAGGAAATAAATTATTTAAAGGTGTTAAAAATATTGCAAACAGTAAGACATTCAAGAATCTAAAAGGTATAGCTGGTAAGGCATTTGGTATGACACCTGTTGGTATGATGGCAAAGTTCATGATGAAGAATAATCCTATAATGAAGAGAGTATTTAATAAAGAACAAACTACAAACTTAACAGAACTCACAGATAAAACAATACAAGAAAATAGAGATAGTGCTGATGCTAAAACTCAGAAAGACATCGCACTTGCTGCAGGAACAGGTGCTGTTGCAGCTGCTCCAAGTCCACCTCCATATCAAGCAGAGGGTGGTGCTCTTGCTCAACCAAAAATTAGAAAATCCAAGTATATTGGTGTCTATAACACAACGTCTCAATTCTAATGTCAGTCAATACACAGTCTAATTTTCAACTAGTAAATTTCTTCATTGCGGATTATCCTCCCATTGGAGTTAATCAGGTATTGTATGTCAAATATACTGAAGACATTAGACAAGCTACGATGACTATGGAAGTACAGGTAACTGACAGTGAGACTGGTTTCTTATCAGAACTACAGGGCATGGAACCTGTATTCATTCGCATAGCAGATAGTGAAGGTAAGACTGAAATTGGTGGAAGTTTTGTTGTTTATGACATACAAGATAGAAGAAACATTGGTGGAAAATCATCAGCAGTATTAATGTTATGCACTCCAGATTTTATAAACAATGCTGCTAATAAAATATCAAGAAGATTTGGTAAAGGTGGTGGTATAAAAATACATGATATCGTAAAAAACGAGATATTAAACAAATTGATGAATGTAGATGAATCAAGACTAATTAATTTTGAACCATGTGTAAACAAGTATTCTTTTGTGTCTCCATATTGGAATCCATTTACAGCAATTAGATGGTTGGCTGCAAAAGCAATACCAGAACATAAAGGTAGTGGTGCAGCAGCAACTGCGGGATATGCTTTTTATCAAACAAGATCAGGATACAATTTTGAATCTTATGATTCATTTGCATCTAAAGAACCTGTAGTAAGAATGGTTGTTGGACATGATCCAAAAGAAATGGAGGATGAAGAGGACACAGGAATTATTCCACTTGAATCTTTGACCGTAGAATCATCTGCTGATTTGTTAAAAGGTAATAGTAGAAAAG